CGCCTCCCGCTGCGCCTCGTTCAGCCAGCCGGTCAACACGCCATCGGCGTGCCGGTACGGCTGCGCTTCGTCATCGAGGCGCAGGCGGGTTTCGGCGAGCAGCGCGGCCAGGTTCACGGCTTGGTCTCACGCTTGTGCGCGGCCTTGTCCGGCTCCGGCGGCTTCTCCGGCTCCGGCTCCGGGAACTCGAAGGGCTCCATGTCGGGGCGATCTTCGAGTTCCGGCGCCCATGCGTAGATGTGGCCAGTGCCGATCTGGCGCATGTACCGGTCGCCGTTCATGCCACGTCACTCGGCGTGGTCATGTTCACGACCTCGGCGTACAGCGTGCCCTTGGCCGCGTCGTAGGTCGTGGCCGTGCCGAGCGTCAGCGACAGGTAGCTGTCGGCCGTGTAGAGCTTGCCGCCGGCCGCCGCGTAGGCTTCGGTCGAGCCGGAAACCAGCGCCACCGCGTTCAGCGAGGCATCGTTGAGCCAGCCATCCGCATCGACCACGCTGCCGTCGCTGACGAGGTAGTCGCCGACATCGGCAATTGCCGTCGCCCCTTCCGCGGTCATCACGCGCAGCCAGACCTTTTTCACCAGCGTTCCGGCCGGGATCAGGATCAGGTGGCGGATGTCGCCGTTCGCGCCGTTGGCCGTCGAGAAGTCGAAGTTGCGCGCCATGACCTCCACGGCGCGCAGGTTTGCCGGCAGCGCACCGCCGGAGCCGAGTGCCTTGTTTACGGTTGCCATGATCAGCCCTCCTCAGGCCGCGTAGGCGAATACATCGACGAGGGCTTCCGGCTTCACCACCTTGATGCCCCATACCTGCAGGCCGCGGTAGCGAGTGCCAAACGTGTCCTGTGCCCGGAACGACTCGTTCTTGACGAACTGCGAGGCGAACGTGATCGCGTCGCGATGGCCGGCGAGGATGTGATTGCAGTAGTGGCCGGAATCAGTGGCATACGGCAGCAGGTTGCTGACGTAGATGTCGGTGTCGTCGATGCGCCCGATCAGGCCATTGCGGATCGGCGACACGGAATCGCCGGTGATCTGCACTTGCCGGATTTCGGACGTCATCAGCTTGTTGCGCATCCAGTCCGGGATCACGATCCAGCGGCCCGGCTTCGGCACGTTCTGCTCGGTCAGCACCGAATTGACGTTGACGATCACGTCGATGGCGTTGTTCTTATCGATGGCGAGGGGAGCGCCGGCAGCGCCCATGTTGTACATGCCGGTGATCTTTCCGGAATTCGCGCCCTTGTTCTTGGCGTGCGCGTCCGGGTAGACGAGCGAGAATGCCTGCCGGTCCACGGAAATCTTGAACTGCTCGGTTGCGTCGATCAGCCACTCATCCGTGAACATTACGTCGGATTGCTTTTCGTCGATGTCGTCAATGACAAAGCCGTACACGTCACCTTTGTCGATCAGAAGCTCGATCCTGTCAGTCAGCGGCTGATCGTATTCCAGCTTCTGACCCTTCTTGTACCCGGACTTGATGGCGATTGTCGGGGTCGTGCGGATGATGACCGTATCGCCCTGATCCTTGATCAGATTCACCTGATTGGTGTTGCAGATGCTGTGCAGGCAAGTGGCTGCGTAGTAGTTGGCGAGCAGTCTTGCTGCCCACGTCTGCGGAACAAGCGTCCCGGCGTTCTGGTTAAATCCGGAGGCGGCAGGATATGCCATGACTGCAACTCCATGAAAAAGGGGCTGCCGCTTTCGCGCACAGCCCCTTTGGGGGTCGGATAGCAGTCGTCATCACGACGATTGCGTTCTCATGCCGGGCTCGCCCCGGCTGGTTGATCAGATAAGACGGCCTTCCCGCTCCGCGGCCTCGAACGGCACGATTTGCTTGTCAAACTCCGCCTTGGTGATCCGGCCTCCGCCGAAGTCCATGCTGAGCCTGTGCAAGTCCTCGCGCCTCAGCATCGGCTTTGCCGCCGGCAACTCCGCCGCGCGCCCGCGCTCCGGCTCCACCATGCCGGCCAGCTTTTCGGCGGCAGTCGGCCTTGCCGGTGTTGCCGTCTTCTGCTGCTGCCGGTAGGTGTTGATGTAGAACGCGATGCCGCGGGCATCGTTGGCGTCGACCACGGCCTGAAGCGGTTGGCGCACGCCGTTGTCGTCGAGCCACGAGGCGAACCCGGCGTCCTGCCACGTCTCCCGCCAGCCGGGCGCAGCCTTGTCCAGATCGGCATAGAACCGTTCTGCCGCGGCCTGCGCCCGCTGCTCTTCCATCGCCTGCGCGGACTGCTTGAGCGCGGCGATGTCGTCCTGCAGTGCGCTGCGCGCCACGTCGGCGATCCACTTCGCTTCGCCTTCGCCAAACCCGTATTCCTCGCCTCCCGCAACGACGTTGGCGGGCTGCTGCGGAGCGGTCTGCTCGGGTCTGCTCATGGCCGCCAGTTCGGCCCGCAGCCGCTCGTTTTCGCTGCGCGTGGCGCGCAACTCATCGTGCAGCCGCGGGACTTCGGCGTTGTACTTGCCCTGCAGCACGTCGAACCGGTGCCGCAGCCCGTCGTCGCTCGCAACCGGAGCCGCAGGAGCGGGATTCTCGGGTGCGATCTCTTCCGGGCGGTCGGTTTCCGGCTGCTTCGCGGCCTGCTCGTCAGCAGCCCGGCGGCTTGCAGCCAGATCGGCCTCGTACTGCCGGCGCACGACCAGCGGGAGCATGGCGATTTCCGCCTCGGTCAATTCCATCTCGCGAGCCTCGCTGAGGTATTCGCACGGGACAAGGCCGTCTCACGACGGTCTGATGTACGTCGCGAGCCCATGCGGGTGTTCGCGACGATTCTCACGATGCAGCCCTTTCGGCTGCATCGAGAATTCTGGAAAGCGCCTGCGACGCGCCCTGCTGCATGCGCAACTCCACGTCGGAGCGCTCGGCGGACATGGCCTGCGCGAGACGCGCGCGCTCGGCCTCCAGCCACTCGCGCAGGCACTGGAACTGCGCGTCCCGCGCGAGAATCGCCAGCGCGCGCGTGACGCGCTCGTCAGGCTTGCTGAGCATTCGCCGACATCGCTTGCTGCTGCATCGCGGCCTGTTGCTGCGCCGCCTGCTGCTGCATCAGCCGCTGCTGCAGCGCATCTTCGTCCGGAACCACTTTATCCGGGTCGGACAGTTCCAGCGGCTTGACCGCCTCGCGCAGCAGTTCGGCGCGGCCTTCGATGCCCATGATCTGCATGTCGTTCGGGTTGTTGGTCCTGTCGAGGAATTCGGAGCGCATCTGCGCCTGCCGCTCGCGCATCATCATCGAGTTGCCGCCGAGCGCCCGCGCATGCAGATCGCCCTTGACGGCCGGGTCGGTGCTGTAGCGGTTGTTGTGCTCGATCATTCGCTCAACGGCCGGCTCCAGCACGTCCGCGTCGATGTTGCCGAGAACGTCCTTCAGGCCCTTCGCGCTCGCCGCCATCAGCATCGACAGCCCGCCCATCGTCGTGGCTGCGCCGGTGGCCTCCTGGTCTCCGTGCATGTAGCGCGGGATGCCGGTCACCTGGTCGGCCTTGTCCAGCCAGAATTCGATGACGTTGATCAACTCGGCGCCGTGCATCTCGGCCTGGTAGAAGCGCACGGCCGGATCGGTGCGCTGCACGCCGTAGGAATCCACTTCGAATCGCTGCCACGGCTGTATGGGCGGCGCAATGCCGTTCGGGAACCGGCTGACATCCATCTCGGTCAGCGGGCCGGACGCGAAGGCGACGTTATTGGCCAGCGCGCGCGCCGCGGCATTCGCGCCGTCCTGCGCGTCCTCGCACAGATCAGGCACGCCGCTGCCCCAGAAGCTGCCGGGGACGCGGGCGAATGACGTGATGTGGTATGGGTCGCGCCCGAGCGGATCATCGTTCAGCATCGCGCGCACCGCGTGCCGGCCGACCAGCCAGACGTTCACCTGATACTCGGCCTGCGGGTCGGTGATGCCGGCGAGACCCCATTCCGTCAGCCACTTGCCCGGCACACTGCCCCAGTAGGACAGCGCGCGCATCGTGTCGGTGTCGCTGCCGGCGCGCGCTGAATCGCGGCCCTCGACGCGCTCGCGCTCGCTGTCGTTGTACGCAAGCCAGTCGCCGCGGGCGCCGCCGCGGTCGTACTCATCGAGCGCGGCGCGTACCGCAGCCTCCGAGAACGACGGCACGCCGATCATGGCCGCCAGATCGGAGCGCGTCATCGACATGACTTCGCACATGTAGCTGCGCGCCATGTCCGTCGCGTCCGCCGACGGGTACAGGTCGAGCGGGCTGACGCGATCGAACTCGGGTCGCAGTTCATCGGCCACGTCTGCGCGCCAGTCGGCACCGTCCTGCACCCAGGCCATGCGCTTGCGCCGGCGGATGACCGGGCCGCGGATGCACGCAGCCGGGAACGTCACCAGATCGCCGACGAATGCGCGGAACACGCGATTCCACTTCGCAGCCTGCATCTGGGTCTCGACCAGGTCGGCCATTCGGCGCGCGCGCTCCTTCGCCTCTTCCTGCATTTCGCCGCGCATGCGGTCGGCAATCCGCTCCTGATAATCCTCAGGGCTCATTTCGAGCGGCATGCCGGACGCCATAATTGCTTGCGCCCGCGTCAGGACTTCCCGCCGGATTTCCTCAATCTCGTCCGGCGGCAGCTCCGGCACCGGCGACGGGTCGATGGCCCACGGCGTTTCGCCGGCCGGCATGTCGATGTCGCGAATCCATGCTTCGGCATCGCGGCACTTCTGGCCGGTGATGCCGATGAAAATCTCACTGCCCCCGGCGGCGCGGATCGCCGCGAGCTTGGCCGGGTCGTACTCGCCCTTGCGCCGGCGCAGCGCGTCCAGCATGCGCCGCTCGTGCGGCTGCTTGGCGTCGCGCGCAGCCTCCCAGCGCCTGCGCACGAACCCCGCCAGATTGTCTACGACCGGCGCCGGACTCTGCGGACGGGCGCGCTCGATCGCGGCATCCTGCGCGGCAACCACTTGCGAGGCCGACAGGATTGGCAGCAGGCCGGTGTCGCCGGGCGCCGGCAGGCTCAGGATGCCCATGCGGGAACCGTCATCAT